ACGCTAAAAAAGGCGAAAAAATAAAAGAAGTTAGGCCTGAATTTGAGATGGAATTTGATCAAAATAATCTTCCAAGAATGCCTCTAGCACTTGCAAATCTTATTGAAACTCATTCCTATGAAAAAGAATTAGGTTCTAACGTTTTAGTTATGGGTATCGATAATGAAAAATATATCAACCATAGCAAAGATCCTAATGTTGATGACGACGGCATAGCTTTAAAAGATATTAACATAGGGGATGAAATTACGGCGAACTATAAGGATTTTGATGATAGTGTTAAAAAATTATGGCTTACTTAAATGCAAACATTCCTGTGCTGTATGCACAGATAAGGAGAGAATATCTATATGACCTTACCGGACATCATGGAGAAACTGAAGATTGCATTATCTTCGGCATGGCATCGATTACAGGTCGTCCGATCCTGTTTCATGCAATTATGGAAAATGGGGCTGTATTTTATCGTTTGCCGATTTCGGCCTTCATCCAACGAGGATATACTATCAAAGAAGTTCCTAGGATGCGACTTGACGAGTTGGAGCTTTGGAATTGTTTTAGTTATTATCCTGCTATTACTTCTTACGATCTCCTAGATGGACAAGCCGGTAAATACATTGGTAAAGATAAAAAATGGCATCATGGCGCCTATCTTTTTACAGTTGACTGGGCGCATCCAGAGAGTAATATAGTAGACACTGATCATTCAGAGATACCACACGAACATAAGTGTGCACACATAATGGCCCTAGACGATGGCAACTATGCGGCTCAGCCAAACAATAGAATTATATGGGATATCCCATCATTTACAGTTAAGGATGAAGTTCCTGACTGGAAAGTGCAAACTTCTGAGTGGAACGTAGAAGACACTCGGAGATGGAGAACAGAAGATACCGATAAATTCTTCTACAATATTGAGGAAAAGAAAAATGATTAAAAAAATTGTAAAAATAGTTTGTTGGCCTTTTACTAAAGCTTTAGCTTGGTTAGGTTCTGGATTACCATCAGGTAAAAAAGAAGAAAAAGTTGTAATAGACCATTGTGGCGCTCATTCAAGATATAAAAAATCTTGTCCCGCGTGTAAACAAGCAGTAGGAATAATGTAATGAGCAAGTGTCAAAAATGTCATTGTAAATGCCATTGCGACGAAGAATTACACTCTCACCACTATGATGGTGATCTATGTACCTGTGAAGGCTGTAAATGCGGTAAGAACAAGCGAACTTACACCTATGAAAAAGATCATGGGCATGATATATCTTACGAAAACGAAGTAAAATATGATTGAAAAATTAATGACATTATTAGTTGGAATCTTACTAGCTTTAGCTGGTTGGAGTCTGACTCGTACTTTTGAGCTGTCTACTCAACAAGCAGTAGTCTTAGATAAAGTAGATAAACTTGAAAGACATGTAGAAAAATTACAAGATAAGATGGAGATTATGTTGGATAAAGATGAAGAGATTATGCAACAGCATAAAGATTTATTTAAAGCTTTAGAAAACAATCAACCATCAACAGGATATAGTTATAACTAATGGCTAAACAACAACCACTCTCTATCTCGGACGAAGCAAAGGTGCAAATGCCGATGAAAACGGTTGCCTCGTTGATCGCGATGGTCGCGATCGGCACCTGGGCTTATTTCGGTATTATTGAAACTCAAAATAAACTTTCAACACAAGTAGAATTAATGTCTAAAGATTTAACTGAGAATACAGAATTTAGAATCAAATGGCCACGGGGTCAACTTGGTTCGCTTCCTGCAGATAGCGAGCAATTTATGATGATCGAGGATCTTTACAAGACCACCGATAAGTTGAATGCACATATAGAATCTATGGCATTAAATAAAGTAAACATAGAATTTTTAAGAAAACAAATGGACAAAGTTTTAGAAGATATAGAAAAACTTAAAGACCAAAATAGAGAAATGCATTATAAAAACGGGAGTACACACTAATGATAGAATCTGTAGTAGCCCTACTTATGTTTGTAAACGCAGAAATTAAGGAAGCACGGTTGCAGGTTGACGGTATGGCAATGTGTTTACGAGGAAAACGTGAAGCTGAAAGAACTTTTTCTGAATCAGTAACTTACAAATGTTGGAAAGGTAAGGCTGAAATAGAGGATAATATCGATGGGTCTAAATCTATTAAAAAATTAATTATTGAATAAAAAAAGTTATAGGTATTTTTTAAGAAAGAATAGAATGAAAAAGCCCAATAAAAAACGTAATCCAGTTGCAAAACAACTTAGACATTTTAAACAGAAAGTGGTAAAGAATAAGAAAATATACGATAGGAAGAAACATGGTAAAACCAATAGACATAACACGGACAGTCATAGTGCCGAAACCACAAGCTAAACAAGAAAAATTAGGATCTTTTTTTATAGGTCATGTAGATCAAATTATAGAACCCATGACTACTGAAATAGAAGTAGAACCTAAAGAAGAAATTAAACAACCACATTTAGATAACTCAAAAATAAAAAATACTGAGTGGAAATTTTTATACTAATGTCTAAAGAGAAAAAAGGTAGACGTTGGGATGGTAAATCTAGAGTTTCCACAGAATTATATAGAAGGAGATTTAATGAAATATTCAAAAAAAATGAAGAAAATAAAAAAAGCGATTCAAGTGCACCTAAGAAATCTGCTCTCAGCACTGATATTCACCTTAACCCGGAAGTAGTTAATACGGAACAATTAAGAAAAATAGAAGAAGAGTACACAAAATATAAGGACGAGAGAATTAATTTTAAAGTTAATGCAGAAATAGTTAATGGTACTTGTCCACACTGTAAGCTACAAACAGTTCTAGTCTGTTTATGGCAAGGAAATATCTATAGATGTATGGGGTGTGGCTACGATGTAGAACAAAAAGTTAATGGAAAAATAAGCTATATTCCACACGTCAGTGATCCAGATAAATTTCAATACAGAATGAAAGTAGACACCGATGGGAAGTAAAGCACCTAAGTGGGGTGTGAATACTTACCGCAAACAAACCAAAAGAAAAATTGGTCGTCACAAGAAAAATATGAACAAATCTGAAAAGCGTAACTTTAAGCCTTACGTTGGTCAGGGGAGATAAAACTTCTAGCGCCTTAAGAATAAAGACGCTAGAAAGAAGAAGGTGTGAATATAGTGTGACATTTATACCACACTAATTCCGAAGTCAAGTCTCAACTTTAGGTTGTGCTTTGTCTTCAACACAATAAAATTTAATTATAGTTCCATATTTATTTATCTCGTCAGGCCCTATTTCTTTGGCTTTTTTAATGGCTTCTTCATATCCAGCAATCATACACTCGTAATGGCTACTATATTTAGTAGGCATAGGGAATGGCTCCAAGCACATATTGTATACGCTCGTGCACATAATCATTGTTAAAATAAATTTCATTTTACCCTTGACTTCTAGATTATCCCATATTATATTCGAATCAATTAAGGAGAATATATTATGACAGATATAACTAAATTTAAAAATGTTTCCTTGTCCCTAAAAACTTATACGGACGTAGGAACACTAAGTAAAGAAATATTTGATGTGCCTTTGTCACTATCAAAGACCATTGAATACCTAGTTGAAAAAGAAATTAAGAAAGTAACGAAAGGTAAACCCAATGGCAAAGGATCAAAAGGATAAACCTAAAAAGGTAGTTTGTCCGAGCTGCAATGGGAACGGCTATATAAAAGTTCCCTACCATTTAGCTAGAGAAGAAGTTGTAGCTCAATGTAATGTTTGTAAATCAGAAGGTGAACTTGATGAAAGTACGTTGGATAGTATTTATATTGATGCTGATGGTCTTCACAGGCTGCAGTAAATACGAGTTTGATAGTTTTGACCCAGTAACTTCCACGTTGAAGTGGGTGATCCAAAAGAATGATAAAAAGAAATGAGATATAAATTTAAAGTTCATGAAGATGGACAAGGAGAAGTAGAAAAAGAAGCAATGTCTTATAAAAAACTTTTAAAGTCTTTAACAACTACAAACCCTAAATGGACGGGTTGGATAAGATATAAAAATAAGAAAGGAAAAGAAATACTTCATAGTATTTCTAATGGTAAAAAAATATCATGAAGAAAGTAACTATAACTTCTAAAAACATCTCACCTAAACAATGGAATGTTTTATTATTAGAACTAAATCTTATGAAGCGTGCATGGAGACCGTATGCTCATTTAGATATTCAAGCTCCAGGAGTTAATAAAGTAATTAAATGGGGAACTAAAAGATATGATGAAAAAGATTGACGATGCAGCTAATATGTGGAACAAAACTCGCGATCCACAATACAAAAAGTTGTGGTACAATTTGATAAAGGAGTTTGCAGATGGCAAAGACTTTAATAATATTGATACTCTTATTCGACGGAACATTAATAAAGGAACCATTAACCTTTACAAATCCAGTGCCAGTTCAGGAGTGTCTGATGTATGCAGACGATCATCGAGAAGCCATCGCGACTTACAAAGAATTCGAAGATGGAATGAAAAACGGGTGGTATCTTAATGACGGCAGAGGCACTATCCAAGGATTTATTTGCGAATAAAATTTTAAAATTGAAAAGGACCGGCGTCCATATCATGCCTCGCGCTATTCCCTGTACGTCAAGCTGTGACCCCCGCTATGGTAGGGGTAGCCTCGGAGCCTTTGCTCTCCTAGTAGTAGGTGCACTGAACCTAGGGGGGTTATTATGAAAGTATTAACTTACCCAGATGCATTCCTACGTCAGAAATCAGAAATTGTAACACTGCCTTTGTCCAATGCAGATAGAGAACTTATAGAAGATATGCGCCTTACGATGTATAAAGAAAATGGAGTAGGTCTTGCTGCAGTACAGATTGGCTTTAATAAACGAATCTGTGTAATAGATATTAGTCCATCTAGAACCAATCCAATTGTAATGATTAATCCAATTGTAAAAAAGAAATCAGAAGAAACTTTAATGATGAACGAAGGATGTCTATCTGCTCCAGGAAAATTTGCAGATGTTAAAAGACATATAAGAATGAAAGTAAACTATTGGTGCGAACATGAAGAAGAACATGAAAAAACTTTTTATGATTTGCATGCGCAGGTAATCCAGCATGAGCTGGACCATATGGAAGGGAGATTATGTATCGATGCCAACACTAAGTGAATTAGCCTATATTGCCGGTCTTTTTGACGGCGAAGGGTGTATCCAATATAGACAAGTAATGGATACCAAAAGAAAGAATAAACCCAGACGTTATAAAGTTTGGAGAATTACTATGGAGATCTCGATGACCGATAAGGATTTAATTGAGTGGGTCCATAAAACTTTAGGAGAGGGAACCGTTTTAATAAATGTTAAAAACAAATCTCCTAGTTCGAAGCCACACTGGAAAACCCAGTGGCGTTGGCGATGTGGACATAGACAGGCCTATCGTGTTTGTAAGCTGCTATGGCCTTTTATTCAGCTTAAGATGCCCCAAGTAGAGAAGATTATTAACCATTATGAGCCGGAGTTTTTAATGGAAGAAAATGTAGTGAGTCTCCAAGACTACAAGAACAATATGAATTTAGAATGAAATGGATTTTTATTATGATATTTAGTTTTTTAGGACTAATGACTTTATTGTCGTTATATATGTTGGTGTTTGTAGTATGAAGTGGAATAAATTATATCATTACCCGCCGTCGACTCGAAGTACAACAGATGGACTTCGTATGTATGATGTAGGTAAAGAAAAGCTACCGAGTGTTACAACGATTTTATCAGCGACTCAGCCGCAGGAGAAGCGAGACTCGATTGCGAATTGGCAAGCGAAAGTTGGCATGGAGCAAGCGACAAGGATCAAGGAACAAGCAGCCGCGCGCGGGACTGACATGCATACGCATTTAGAAAAGCATATTTTGGGTGAAGGCTATCTTGATTTACGGCCAGAAGGGCGTGTTGCAAAGCTTATGGCGGACACGATAATTGATAAAGGATTCAAGGATTTACAAGAAATTTGGGGAAGTGAAGTGGTTGTTTACTACCCTGGTTTGTACGCGGGAGCGACAGACCTTGCAGGAGTCTATGACTATGAAGATAGTATTGTAGACTTTAAGCAAAGTAATAAACCAAAACGTAAAGAGTGGATTGATGATTATTTTTTGCAGTTAGGTGCTTATGCGATGGCGCATAATCATGTGCATGGATCAGCGATTACTCAAGGAGTTATTTTGATGTGTACTCCGGATAACTATTTCCAAAAGTTTCAAATAAAAGGGAAAGAGTTTATTAAATATCAACATCAATTTCTAGAAAGGGTGGATAAATATTATGAACAAAAAAACAATCAAAGCAGTTAGTAGAAGGATTCTAAAAACTATGATGGCTGACGAGAAGTTGTTAAAGACATTACTTGAGACTGAGACAGAAGGTGTGCCAGAGAGACAATTGGATGGTCTTCTGATTAAGATTGAGCAACAATTGGGCAGAATTATGATTGGTCAGAACAAGCTCATTTTGTTACAAGATATTACAGAAGAGTAATTGTGACATATTTGTCACATATGTGGCAAGAATATGGTGTCAGGTATCAGGCGACAAGGGACTGCCCAAAATGGGTCAAAATTAAAAAGTGAGGTTTTATGCGGTTGATCACGAATCTATACCTTTTTCAAAACTATGAAATTGCTAAATCAGCACTTTTAATTTACACGTGATCTCGTGATTTCGTGATCAGCAAGGAATACCAATGGTTTTAGAAGGTGTGACAATTTGTGCTTAAATAAGCATTGGTATAAGCCACTTATTTTCTACTAGGGGCCGCGCGGGACTTTTGGGTCACCAAAAGTGGAAAAAATATTTTAAAAAAGGTATAGGGTATAGTATGACAATAGGAAACGCGCTAACCCTGGCTATTAGTATGATGACAGAAAAGGATTTTTGGGATAAATTCCAAAAGAAACACAATCCAGGATATTATGCCAAAACGAAAAACAAAAAGAAAAAAACCGTCCCGAAGAAAAAGGATCGTAGAAGTAAATTCACCAAAGCCTATCCCATATTCAAAGTACAGGATTGAATGGATTGATATTTTGTCTGATTCCGGTTGGGCAGATGAAGATAAGTTCGATAAAATGAAATTAGCTGAACCCGTTAATGAAGGTTGGGTTTATGAAAAAACTAAAGACTATGTAAAATTATTTGCATCTTACGATAAAGACGAAGATGGTTATGTGTTTGGAGATCGTACCATGATTCCGGTTGGATGTATTAGAAAGATGACTAAGATAATATAGGTTTTGGTTTTTTATCTTTGGGTTCTTTTTTAGCTTCAGTCTTTTCCATTAACAAAGCGTGATCTTCTCTGATTGTAGCGATTCTTTTGTTTAGTTCTTCTTCAGATAAGTCTTCTATCTTACCAGTTCTAATAATCTTCTGTTCAATATATAAACCACCAACAGTTCCACGTGCTTTTTCTGCGTTGGTTGCAGCGGAATATGATCTGTTTTTTAAAGCTTCATCTCTGATTTTAGCTAGCTCTGTTAAGTGACCACCAAAAGATATATTATGCTTCTTGTAGTTTTCTTCACGTAGGTCTCCTATGTGTTTAACTACGAGTGGATAATATTTTGGATTTTGAAGGTGACTAGCTTTTTGTCTAAGTGTGGCATTATCTCCATCATAGCCCGCTTCCTTTGCGCATTCATAGGCAAATTTATGGCCTTCGTTAAATACTAATAGTTCAGCAAACTTACGTTGCATAGGTGTAAGTCTAGCTGGTAGTCCCGGTTTTTTAGGTTGAATTTCAGTCATATTTTGGTGGTGTATGTAATCAACATCTAGTTGTTTTACAATTAATTAAATATTAATATACATATCAACCACCCGTTGACACTATACCTATAATATCTTATATTGTAAACATGAAAGAAGACATTATTATAGCACTAAGAGCTGAGAGAGATCATTGCCGAAGGTTATGGAATGAATTAGAAGAGGAGAATAAAATTCTTAAAAAGAAAGTTTATGAGGCTGAATTAGAGACTTCGTTGGTTAAAGCTGTGGGAATGAACTCTCCTGAAATGCGTGCTTTAAAGGCTGAAAATGAGAAGTTAAAAATAGATTTAGCTAAAGCCAAAGAGGATCATCAATACGATAATTTAGTTCATAAGAAAGAGATGGAGTCACTACAGAATCCAGTTAAACATTTGAGAGCTAAAGGTTTAATATAATGCTTAAAGGTAGAGATTTAATTATGATCTTCGAGAGATTCGTAGGTCCAAAGAAAGGTAGTAGTGTAGCCCAAGATGCACGTGTTCAGGTGAGGACACCTGACGGAAGACATTATGATGTTATGAGTGTGAATTTAGTTGAAAATAAAATTTTAGGTGCTAGAGAGACACATAGAATAGTGATTTCAACTCACGAAGAGGTAGCTCCAATGGCTCCTCCTAAACTAATTGTGTAAGCATCTGTTGTTGTCATTGTTTCAATGAAACCAGAACGCAAATTATGGCATGAGCTTAAGAGAATTACACCTAAAATATCGTGGACAAGGATTGAAAACACTAGCCTTCTTGGTACTCCTGATCTATTGGGGTACAATACTTTTGGTCACTTTTTTACAGTAGAATTAAAGACAACATCCAACAACAAAATTCGGTTCTCGCCACATCAAATTGCATTCCATATCAAACATCCACACAACACATTCATACTTGTAAAACAAGCCAAGAAGCCCAGTCAGGGCTCCTGTAAATTGTTTCCAGGTACTTGTATCTTGGCACTAGAAAAAGAAGGATTTAAAAATAAAGATTCTATTTGCTTGTCGCTTGATGCTTGTGGCTTGTATCTTTCGTCGCTTGGTGCTTGACGCTTGAGGACTTCTGCGCTTGTTGCTTGTTGCTTGCAACTTCAGGTTGTATGCGCTTGGCGCTTGCAGCCTCCTGTGCTTGGTGCTTTCTTCTCTCTGCCCGGAGGGCTGCGTAATATTTCGGGTGATACCAGGTCATTAGTGTTTTGGATATGCAACATTACTTACAGTTTTATCCCAGCATTGTCTACAGCTGCCGCATTCATTCCCCTGATCCTGAGCTGGGCAGGTTTTGCCTGCCCGAACTACAGTCGACGTATGAGGCCAGAAGTTAACCGGCCCCTGGTCTATCATATGCGAGGACACACGAATGATTAAATTTTTTGGTACCACGTCTGGGTCCATGAGCGTTAAGAGTTTCACTTCGCGCGTGGGCATCCAGTGCTGCACCTGCGGTGTACGCTTGCACACTTCAAAAATATTTTTTAAATGCTGTGCACCTTGCAGGTCTCCGGAATCATGCCACCTGAACCATGGAACTTTCCTGCTGTACCAGGTCACCAGCGTGGTCATGGCTTCCACCCATTGTGGATGAGTTAAAGAATTCAACCTACGGTTGAGCGCGTCCTTAACATTCCTAAACCTGTACCGGCCCTTCATGGCGTAACAGCCTGCGCATACCGAGCCCGACACGGCTTGCAGCTTGACGCCTGTTATACATTTCCAGGCGGGCAGGTTATACGCGTAACCTGGCATCTTCGATGGAGATGACAGGCCGCCGGTTATTTCTTTAGCTTCTTTTAAATTCATATTTCTGTATCCTATATAATCTTATAATTCTATTTTGTCAAGTGCTTGGTGCTTGTTGCTTCAGGCGCTTGATGCTTGATGCTTGATGCTTGATGCTTGTAACTTAGAATCATTCTAAAGTGGCCCGGCGCTCTTCCCACCACCAGTTGTATACACTGCGGCAGTAATAGCGCCAGATCCTGCTCTTAGTTCATTTTCTTTTTACTTGCAAAAGTTTGCATACTTATATCTTCATCTTTAAAACCAGCACCGCTTAAAGCTTTGCCGATTTGGCTGATCATCTGAACCTCAGTCATCTCAGATTTTTTTCCTGAATAGTCTTTGTGCTCTTTAACAGGAACCAACTTAAGCTCTGGGTTGTTGTAGTTTTCACTTACTAACCACTGTCCATCTTTGAAGAGATAAACAAACTCAATAAAGATATCACCTGCATAAGACTTTTTAAAACTTTTAAAGTTTTTATGCACGCGTGCTTTATCAAGCTCGCGTTGCCAATCTCTGTGATAGAAACTACACTCTTTCAGAGTAGATCCCAAGTAACTGGCATCTCCATATTCAAACAGTCTTAATGAACTGCCATAGGTTTCATAGTTGTCAATTAAACATTGACCAACGCCGTCAGGATACCCATCGCTATGAACGTATATAGACAGGATAGTTCCGTCAGGTTTTTGTATTGCTATATTGCTTCGTGTACTCATTTTTCCTCTTTCTGTTGTTTGGGATATCTTATATTATCCCAGATCAATTGTCAAGCATTATTTTTAGCTTGTCGCTTGTCGCTTGTCGCTTGACCCTGATCCCAGATCCAATAATTAAGTACTCAATAGTCGTACGCACTATTCACAAGCCCATTCCAGCTTATTGGATCAGGGATCAGTTGCAACTGAACGTGGCGCTCTGCGTGAAGCATGTGTTAGCAGTCTTAACCGGTCTTACTTCCGCCATGAATATAGCCCAAGCCCTGTAGTCTCAGGCCAATTGCATCTGATCCCAGATCCCGAGTCTAGCCATCCAGCTGGTACTGTGCATCATCGGGATCAGGGATCAGTTCTGGTTGTCACGCTTTTATTCAGGTAGAATTTAAGTTAATATTCAACCAGAAGTTGTCCCGATTTTATAGTTTATAGTCGATAAAATCTAATGAAGACTATATTGACACTATATAAGATTTTATAAGAAAAGTCAATAAGCAATATGCTCAAAATGGGCGACCCAAAATAGGCACATAGTATATTGACAAATCCCATATTATCTTATATACTAGGGGCGGGTGGTCGGGATATATAGAGAGGTGTGTGCAACCATAGGTTGAATCTTT